GGGTGATGGAGCCGGTGTCGGTGCTTTGTCGATGTCAGGCAACTTAACCCTCTCCGGCGGCACTGCCAACGGCGTGTTGTATCTGAACGGCAGCAAGGTAGCGACGAGCGGGAGTGCGCTGACTTTTGACGGGTCAACGCTGAACACCAAAGGCCAGTTTAGGGTCACCGACAGCACGAACGCCGCCAATTACCTCCTGTTTGGTTCTGGGGCAAACGCACCTCGTGGTGGAAATTCCATTACCGCGCAAACATCAACATTTGTGTTTGGTACGGAGACAGATAACCCAAACATCTTTATCGTCAACGGCGCCGAACAAATGCGCCTCACCTCCACAGGGCTGGGGGTTGGGACGAGTTCGCCTGGGGCAAAATTAGAGTTGTATACGGCAGGTACTGTAAACCTAAGACTCAATGGTTCTTTGGCTGGTGGCAATACGGTTGATTTTTACAACTATATTCCGGCAGTTTCCAATAATGGTTTTTCAATCGCTATTGGCGGGACAAACCGCCTGACCCTCGACTCCTCCGGCAACCTCGGCTTGGGGGTGACGCCGAGTAACGCATACGCGCCCGGCAAGGTCATTCAAGTGGGTGTCGCTGGGGGCGCAACCCTATACGGGTCGTCCACTACGATGATCTTGGGTCAGAACGTCAACATCGACGCTTCTGGAAATCTACTGTACGCAACGACTGGGACGGCAGTCAACTACAGGCAGGCATCAGGCGCGCATTCTTGGTACACCGCCCCCTCCGGCACCGCAGGAAACGCCATCAGCTTCACGCAGGCGATGACGCTGGATGCGATTGGGCGGTTGTTGATTGGTCAAACTTCCAGCCCAAACGGATATTACTTAGTCGTTAACACAAACTCTGCATCAAACAATAATGCCGCGATCTTTACAAATGCAAACGATGCTGACCTTGCAATCAAGCTGACAAGCGGCGTCACGCTGCTGACACCATCAACTGGCGTTCTTGCATTTGGCACAAGCTCCACCGAACGCGCCCGCATCACGAGCGGTGGGGATTTGCTGGTTGGTAATACAGGAGGCACTGTTAGGCTTACCGTTTCCGCCTCAAATCCAGCAAATGGCTATGTTGCGTCTATTTCCAACAGTTATGCAACATCTGGGCGAACTGGCACTTATATGTTGTTCGATGCCGCAAGCCTTGCTGATTGGAAAATCGGCATACCTTCTGATGTAAACGCATTTATTTTTTATGATGTGCTTGCTTCTGCCGAACGCGCCCGCATCACGAGCGGTGGGCAGTTGTTGGTTGGGACGCCAACGTCAAGTAGTTCTTTAAGCAGATTCAGTTGGGCGACTAACGCACGAACAGTCGAAATTGAAAACACAAACGCATCTCTTTCAACAGATGCCCAACTGTTTGTGTATACAGAGCGAAACACAACAAACAACAGTTATTACTATTTTGGCTGCTATAACGGAACAGCAGGGGCGTGGAAACTTAGAATAGCCGACTCCGGCGATGTAACCAACACCAATGGCACTTACGGCACCATCTCCGATCAGAAGATGAAAACGGACATTGTGGACGCAGGTTCACAATGGTCAGACATCAAGGCATTGCGTTTCCGCAAGTTTAAGATGAAGGATGATCCTTCTGGTCTTGTCCAGTTGGGCGTAGTGGCGCAGGAAGTTGAACTGACATCTCCGGGGCTGGTGGATGAGCATATTGACCGCGATGCAGAAGGCAACGACCTCGGCACGACTACCAAGTCGGTCAAGACATCGGTACTGCTGATGAAAGCCGCTGTAGCACTGCAAGAAGCAATGGCCCGTATTGAAACCTTAGAAGCAAAAGTCGCTCAACTAGAAGGAACCCAACCATGACTACGTTTAACTGGGTTGTGACAGCCCTAAATTGTCTCCCCAACGCCCCTGAAGGTCAGGATTACGTCATCAATGTTCACTACACCTGCAACGGCACTGATGGCACTTACAACGCTTCGGTCTACTCAACTTGCTTACTACCCGTGGTGCAAGGAACGACCTTTATACCCTACCAAGACCTCACTTTAGAGACTGTGCTTGGCTGGATTTGGGCCAATGGCGTAGACAAAGCCAGTGCCGAAGCTGCGGTGCAAAGCAATATCGACCTTCAAATCAACCCTGTAACCATTCAACCGCCCCTGCCTTGGAGTAACGCATGAACGATCAAGACATCACCTTAAAACTCTCACTGATTAACGGTATCTTGCAATACTTAGGCACCCGTCCCTATGGCGAAGTGTTTCAGATTGTCCAAGCAATCCAAGAGCAAGCCTCACCCCAAGTGAAAGTGGATCTGGAAGCTAAGGTTGATGAGTGATGAATTGGTCAGACGTTCTTAAAGCGGTTATACCTGTCATTGTGGCTTCGCTTGCGTGGCTGCTTGGGCAGGTTGCTGACTTCTCCACCCGTCTGACCAAAATTGAAGGCGCAATGCCTGCGCTGATTACCAAAGAAGGTGTGCCAACTGACTCGCCCATCAGTGCCGAGAAACGTGCTTTGCAGAAAGAGCAACTCATGCAACACATCAACGAACTTCAAGTCAAAGTCAGGCTGCTTGAAGAACGTGAAAAGCTGGGGAAGAAGTAATGTTTGAACTTCTCTCAGGTGGCTTGCTTGGCAGCATCTTTGGTGGTTTATTCCGGCTCGCCCCTGAAGTCTTAAAGTTCTTGGACAAGAAGAACGAACGCCAGCATGAACTCAGCATGTTCCAGCTACAGACCGATCTGGAAAAGATGCGCGGTGAGTTTCGTATGGAGGAGAAGTATGTTGACTACTCTATACAGCAAATGGACACGATTAAGGAGGCATTTAAAGAGCAGGCTGAAACGGCTAAAGCAGCAGGCTGGTTTATGTCGTTTATTTCAGCTTCAGTGCGTCCCGGTGTAACGTGGTTTTTGTTCTTTATGTACGCAGGTGTTAAGGCAGCGGCTTTGTTTATTGCGTTTCAAACCAATGCGAATTGGGCCGAGGTGCTTATTAAAACGTGGGATGAAGATGATTTTGGTATGCTGTCTATGGTGCTGTCGTTCTATTTTATTGGCAGAAGCGTGGAGAAATACCAGAAATCATGACAAAGAAGATACCAATAAATTGCAGTCATTGCGGCAGACTTTTCGAACGTAAAAATGGCGGCAGGGAAAAGCAGTGTTCAATCGCTTGTCGGTTTTGGTCTAAGGTAAGCCGCGTAGAAAGCGGGTGCTGGGAATGGCAGTGGTCTGTATTTACGCAGACAGGGTATGGGCAATTTGCACTTGACTCAAAAACCCCTGTAAATGCACATCGCATGTCATGGGAACTTACTAACGGATCAATACCTTCTGGGTTATTAGTTCTGCACAAGTGTGACAACCGCAAGTGCGTGAATCCAGAGCATCTTTTCCTTGGAACTGATGCGGACAATATGCAAGACAAAGCAAGAAAGGGAAAGTCATCACGCCACTGGCTTGGAAAAAAACGATCTGAAGAATCAGTGAAAAAACAATCTGAGTCCATAAAAATCTGGTGGCAAAAACGCAAGCAGCTCGCAATAGAAAAGTATCAGAAATGAACGATGAGGCAAAGAAGCTTTGCAAGGATGTACTGATCAAGCCCTTTGAAGGGCTAGCAAAGCGTTTGCCTGACGGACGAGTAACGGCTTATCCCGACCCCGGAACCCGTGGGCATCCCTGGACAATTGGCTGGGGAGCCACAGGACCAGACATCAACCCCGGAACCGTCTGGACGATGCAGCAGTGTGAAGATGCACTGGACCACCATGTTGAATACTTTCTCAGGGGGCTTTTTAAGATGTCCCCAAAGATTCAAACCGCACTACCAAGACGCATTGCCGCTGTGACTAGCTGGGTCTACAATTGTGGCTTAGGAAACTATCGGGTTTCCACGTTCAAGAAACGTATTGATGCGGGGGACTGGGATGGTGCAGCTACTGAATGCCTCAAGTGGACAAAGGCTAATGGCCGAGTTCTCCCCGGTCTTACACGCCGCAGGGCGGCAGAAGCTGCATTGATGAGGTGAAACATGGCGGTGCAGAAGAAGGCCATTGGCGAAGCAATCAAACAATCGTATGCCAAAGGCGGCATGGCTGCGTGCCCTGTTGCCACGGTCGATATTCACGTCAACCTGAAGAACCGTAATAACGCCATCAAAGAATATGGCTATGGGCCCTTGAACCCTGAAGAACCGTCCAAAGACTTTTGGGACAAGAAAGCCAAGATGTGGGGCATCGCGATTGAAGATGCCCAAACAGCGCGGTGTGGGAATTGCGCCGCGTTTATTCAGACCCCAGCGATGCTGGCCTGCATTGAAAAAGGCATTCACGCCGAAGACGCCCAGGAAACGGGCATGGAGCTTGAGAAGGATGTCGTTAAGCGATCTAACTTGGGCTATTGTGAACTCTTTCATTTCAAATGCGCCGGAGCGAGAACTTGCGACGCATGGCTGGTCGGGGGTCCAATTAAGTAATGCCATTACTACGATTATTCCTCAAGCCAGGAATTGACAAACAAAACACGGAATACGGCGCTGAGGGCGGATGGATCGATGGTGATTACATCCGTTTTCGCTATGGTTTGCCTGAGAAAATGGGTGGGTGGACCGAGTTTGGAGGTACTTCACCTAACTTTGTAGGCCTCGCAAGTGAAGTCTTTACTTGGAACGATTTGTCCGGGTCTCCTTACATGGCCGTTGGCACTAACCGCAAGCTTTATGTGTTTTATGGTGGTGAATGGGTAGACATCACCCCTATTCGTGTCACAACGGCTGCTGGGGATGTCACGTTTGCAGCGGTTAATGGCTCACCGACCATTACAGTGACTGATACAAGTCACGGGGCAATCCAAGGTGATTTTGTTACATTTAGTGGTGTCAGTGCCGGTGGGCTAGGTGGCGCAATCACTCAAGCTATTTTGCAGTCTGAGTTTGAGATCACCCAGGTCTTGGGTGTTAACAGTTACACAATTACCGCGCCGGTTAACGCTAATAGTTCAGATGTTGGTAATGGTGGCGCAGCGGTTGTTGGCCAGTATCAAATTAACATTGGATCTCCGGTTAATTACACCGACTTCGGCTGGGGCACGGGGACCTGGGGCCTTAGCACTTGGGGCACACCAAGACCTTCATCGGCGGGTCTCTTGCTTTTTGCGCGTGTTTGGCAGTTTGATACCTTTGGTCAGATTCTAATTGCCCAGATTGCAGACGGTGCTATTTACGAATGGAATCCAAGTTCAGGACTTACTGTAAGGGCAACGGCTATTTCAGGAGCCCCTACGAAAAGCACTTATGCGCTTGTTTCAACCCCTGATCGACACTTGGTGTGTTTTGGCACAGAAACAACGATAGGCACCCCCGCTACGCAAGACCCCATGTTTGTGCGTTTTTCTAACCAGGAAGATCGCAATCAATTTGTTGAAAGCGCCACGAATACCGCAGGCGGGCAACGTCTAACCGATGGCAGTCGAATCATTACGGCAGTGCGTTCACGTGGACAAATTTTGATCTGGACGGATACCTCGTTGCATGGGCAACAATACGTAGGCCCACCTTATACATTTGGCTTTCAACAACTTGGTGCTAACTGTGGCTGTATCGGAGCCCATGCTGCTGTTGACGTTAACGGCGTGGCTTATTGGATGAGCCTTGATGCGTTTTACGTGTTTGACGGCACGGTCAAAAAACTCCCCTGTACCGTACAGGATTTTGTTTTTAAGGACTTAAACTTTGCTCAGGGCTTTTCCATCAATGCAGGCGTTAACACTCAGTTTAACGAGGTGACGTGGTGGTATGCCTCAGCGGATTCAACCTATATCGATCGGTTTGTGACTTACAACTACCTTGAAAACGTGTGGTCTGTAGGATCAATGGCGCGTACATCATGGGTGGATCTTGGGACCTTTTCAAAGCCTGTAGCTGCTGATTACGACCCGGATTCCACCGCTGCAACACTTACTACCATATATGGTTTAACAGCAGGTCGATCTCAAATCTACAACCAGGAGGTGGGCTACAACGCTAATGGGTCGCCGATTGAGTCCTACATTACCTCTGGTTATTTTGACTTGGGGGACGGCGACAACATGATGCTTATGTCGCGTTTCATTCCCGATTTCAAGAATCAGCTAGGCAATCTCACGGTGAGATTACGACTGCGTGCCTATCCACAATCAAGTGCTGTGCCGAGTTCCTTGGATCCTTATACGGTAACCCCGACCACACAAAAGATAGACACCCGAGCACGAGGCAGACAAATCAGTCTTACGATTGAAAGCACAGCCGCTGACACCAATTGGCGTTACGGCACGATGCGCGTTGACATCCAGCCTGATGGGTTACGATGAGCAAGATCACCAATGTTCGACTGCCTAATGCTTCGCCGCAATACAGCCCGGAGCAGTTCAATCAGTTAGTGCGATCGCTTGAGCAGGTTATTCTGTTGCTCAACAACACCTATGGTTCGGTCACTGATCAAAACATTTCAGGCGCGCAGTCCTGGTTTAATGGAAGCCCCGGACGCGCAGGGCAGTCAGGTTCGCAAGGGGTATTGCTGCCCTACGGCGCATTCCAGGATGGCACGGATCAAGTAGCAGGATCCACGACTTCTGCTTATGCCGTCAGGCTCAATACGACGGACTACACCAACGGTGTCTACATTGGCTCACGCACGGCAGTCTTCACGGGTACGATTGATGACGGGACACCCCCTGGCGCGGGAACCGTGCTTAACGTAACAGCAGTCACTTCAGGAACCATTGAACTTGGCATGCAGTTAACAGGCACGGGCGTGACCGCTGGAACACGGATCACGGCCTACGGTACAGGAAGCGGCGGCACAGGCACTTACACGGTAAACACATCGCAAGAAGTGACAAGCACCACAATCACAGGTGATCTTCCCTCAAAGATTACGGTGGACTATGCGGGTCTTTATAACCTGCAATTCAGCTTCCAGTTTGTCAACACCGATACGCAGATCCACGATACGGACGTGTGGTTTAGGAAGAACGGCACCGACATCGCTAGCAGCAATAGCCGTTTTTCTATTCCTAACAGTCACGGTGGCATAGATGGCCATTTAATTGCCGCGCTTAACTTCTTCTTGGACATGGATCCAGGAGACTTTGTTGAAATTATGTGGCATACGGATGATGTTCAGGTATTGATTGAGCAACTGCCAACCGCAGCCTCTCCGACGCGTCCCGCAACGCCTTCTGCCATCGTCACGATGTCATATGTATCTTCTTTAGTGTAGCCATGGCCAATAAATATCTTCGCAAGAACGTCATCCCGTCCGCAGCCACAGAGACTGAGTTTTATGTGGTGCCAACGGCCAACACGGCCATCTTGCGCTCGTTACGGGTGACCAATGCTAACGCTACACGCACCACAATTACGGTTTCTCAGTACGACGCAGGCAGTGCAACCGAGCATTTTTTGTTGAAGTCTTATCCCCTGCCGCCTAATACGACCTTTGATGTGTTCAACGGTGTGCCCTGCGTGTTACTGGAAGGCGATGAGCTTGCTGTTGAATCGTTACTTTCAGACTGCCACTTCTATCTTTCCTATGTAGAAGTAGACAGGAACTAGCGTGATCCGTCATAATTCCAGCCATCTTTCGCGTCCTTTCCAGGCGCGCGGTCCATGGACCATGGCTCAATCGGAAAGGTACTAACATGGACGAAATGCAAGGCGTAATGTCGCTCCCCGAAGCTCAAGGCGCAGGGATGCGGCCCGAGGACATGGCGTTGATCGAACAGATCCGCCAAAACGTGCCTCGTCAAGAGATTACTCAAGAGTTCCTGGCAGCAGGTGAGCAGGCCGACCCCCAGGCCGTGGCCGAGTTCAAACAAGAACTCGCAGGTCTTGAGCTTACGCCCGATGAGTTGAACAAGCTCAATACGATGGTGGACGCCATCCTTGCTGCACCGCAGGATTACGCCAGCTTACGGCGCGCTTATCTTGCCGAGGGCATGCCAGAAGATCTGTTGCCTGAGCAGTTTGACCCGGCATTTTTTGCCGCTTTGAACATGGCGATTGACACGATTGCCATGAACCCAGGCTCACCGCCTCCGATGGCCATGGCCATGGGCGGGGTGGCAGATCTTGCCGCTTACGGTCGCAATGGCGACACGATGCTTGCGCACATCACACCGCAAGAAGCTGCAATGCTCAAGCGCATGGGCGGCTCAGGCACGATCAACCCTTACACAGGATTGCCTGAATACGCCAGTATCTTTAAGAAGATCGGTAATGCGGTTAAGAAGTTTGCCAAGAGCACAGTGGGCAAAGTCATCATCGGCGCAGCACTAGGCTTTTTTGTTGGCCCTGCCGCAGCGTCGTTTTTAGGTGTGACTTCTACCGCAGGCATGGCAGCAGTTAGTGGCTTTGTTGGCGGTGCAGGATCCACGCTTGCCGCAGGTGGAGGACTCAAGAATGCTTTGAGATCAGGGGCACTTGCAGCTTTGACCGCAGGCGCAGGAGCCGCGATCACTGGAGGGGCCGCAGCGTTTGAGCCGCGTCCTGTGTTTGGCGGTCAAAACGCCAACATATTCGGCTTTGGTCAACCTGAAGTAGCGCCTCCTACTGGAGTAGGCACAGCGGCAGATATCGTGGGAACCCCAGAGATGCAGATTGGGCAGTACAGTGCGCCTGTTCCTGATCGCATTCCAGGAGTAAGTCCCCTTGGGTCGCAGATTAGTCAACAAACCATTCCTGCGGTTGATAATCCCTTTGGCATCGATGTTCGTCCTACTCCGCCAGCACCACTGGCTGATCCTCGGTTTGGCGGCAATTTTGTAAGCCAAGTAGACCGGTTTGGTGCTGAAATTCCGCTTGACACAGGCAATCTTAGACCTGTTGATTTGACTGGAGAGGTTGCTAAAAACACCGGACCAGGAACCTATTCACCTCAAAGGCAATTTACTCCAGCCTCAACGGGACGTGGGCCTATCTTAGATGCGGCTTATCCAGAGCTTTCTGTTAAGGCAGCGGCAACCCCTAGTGGCGGGGTTATGGACACCTTGCGTGAAGGCTACGGCAAGGTGGAAAACTTCTATGACAAATATATTAGCCCTGACCGCTACGCAAACAATCCTAATGCCCTAGCTAAGGCAGCTCAAGCAGGAGAGGCAGCGCAAAGTTCTGCATTTAATACTGCTTATAACAAAGCTTTGTTGACGCTTCCAGAAAATGCAACAGCAACGCAACTAGAGGCAGCAAAAGGACTTGCCTTTCAAGCAGGACAAGACGCCTACAAGACCGCTTACGACAAGGCCCTCCAGAGTGCAATGCCAGGAGCCTTTACCCGCTATGCCCCACTCGCCGCTCTCGGCGTTGGCGCGTTGGGCTTGGCAGGTGGTTTCAAAACCAAGGACGCTACGCCCCCTGATATGGCCCTGTTCCGTGGGCCAACTCCCCAGCAACTTGCTGCGGCAAGGCTCTATTACGGTGGTATTCGTCCCACGTCCTATGGCAGCATGTATCTGCCAGGAGGATACGCTGAAGGTGGTGGTGTGATGGACACGCCCCAAGCAATGCGTGTGGGCGGCAAGACCTACCCTCGCAAGATCGGCGCTATTAACGGTCCAGGGACCGGGACGTCGGACTCTATTCCCGCGATGCTCTCAGACGGTGAGTTTGTGTTCACGGCCAAAGCAGTACGTGCCATGGGCCAAGGCTCACGGCGCAAGGGCGCTAAAAAGATGTATAAGCTAATGAAGATGCTGGAAGGAAAAGCAGCATGAGTACGACTTACGCCACCCAAGTATCTCGCGAAGCCCCAGAAATTGAAGCCCTCAAAGTAGGGCTGATGGATGAGGCACGCAGGCTTTATGCCCAGCCTATTAACCTGCCTGCGGTTGAAGCCACAGGCCTGTCACTAGGTCAAATCCAGGCTGCGGATCTTGCTCGCCAGGGCATTGGTTCGTATGAGCCTTATCTGCAAGCCGGATCCCAAGCCCTTACCCAAGGCATGGGGCTCACGCAACAAGGTGCCCAGCAGTTAGCTAATCTTAATGTCGCCCCACAGTTTGGTGCAGCGCAAGGCGCGTTCCAAAGTGCGTTGGGCGCAACCAGCCGACTAGGCGGTCTTGGTAATATAGCAGCAGGTTACTCTACTGCTGACACACGTCGTGCAACACAACAATTAGAAGATGCCATGCGTGGCGCGGGAGGCATTGAGGCTGCTGGTTCTCAAGCCTTACGGGCAGGCGTTAGTGCTGCTGACCTAATGCAGGGCTACGCAACTTCTGCAAAAGCGCAAGAAGATGCTATTACAGGTGGCATAGGAGCCCTTCGCACAGCGCGACAAGGTCTGTCTCCCTACATGCAGGCCGGATTGACTACATCAGAAAATCTTTTAAGGGAAGCGGCTTCTGCTGCACGTACAGCAGCTCCTTTAGGGTTTCAAACAGAAAAAGATCTCTTAACAAAGGCAAGAGGAATTGCAGGCACTGCGTCAACAGAAGCCAACTTAGCAGCTAAGTTGGCGGAGGCTCCCACCTATAGTGGAGCCTCTATGACGGGACCCGTTCAAACGATACAAACCGGATCTATTACAGACCAGGGGGCTTTGGGCCAGTACATGTCTCCCTACATGCAGAACGTGGTAGACATACAACTGCGCGAGGCGAAGCGGGCTGACGACATTGCTCGTCAGGGTCGCGCTGCACAGGCGGTGCGCGCAGGGGCCTTTGGTGGGACACGAGAAGGGGTTGTGGAATCGGAGGCTGCGCGAAATTTAGCGCAACTTCAGTCTGATATTCGCGGACAGGGGCTACAGCAGGCCTATCAGCAGGCGCAACAGCAGTTCAATGTGGAGCAGCAGGCGGCGCTTCAAGCAGCGTTAGCCAATCAGCAAACTGAAATGGCCACGGCACAGCAAAATGCACAATTCCAACAGCAAGCGGGTTTGGCCACGCAGGCGCTCAAGGGCCAATATGGATTAACAGGGGCACAATTAGGCCTTCAAGCCGCTCAACAGCGTTTTCAGCAGGCAGGGTTTGACGCGCAAACCGCTAATCAGTTAGCTCAAATGCAGCAACTGGGGCAAGCGTCTGGCTTACAACAAGCAGCTATGCTTCAGGGAATTGGCGGACTGTATGGCCAACAAGCTTTCCAGCAAGCCCAGATGGGACAGGCAGGATCACAACTTGAGGGAGCTTTGGCTGCGCAAGAAGCGCAACTAGGACTGCTTCCAGGTCAACTTGCCCAGATCCAGGCAGGTATTGTTGGTCAACAGGCTGGTTTATACGGACAGTTAGGCACGCAGGCAGGTGCGTTACGCTCTCAACAAGCAGGTCTTCAAGGCCAGTTGGCAGGGCAGTCCGCAGCACAAGCCTTCCAAGGAGCACAGCTTGGTCAGGCAGGGACCGCGCTCCAGGGACAACTGGCAGGGCAAGAAGCAGGCCTGTACGGCCAGCTTGGCCAAGGCATTGGTGGTCTTGCTGGACAGCAGGCTGGACTTGAGATGCAGCGTGCAGGGATGCTTGGCAGTCTTGGCGGGCAGATGGGTCAACTCGGTGTGCAGCAAGGCGCATTGGGCCAGACGATGCAAGGCCTCGGAGCGGCGGACGTGCAACTCATGGCAGGCATCGGT